AAATGACTATCCATCAACCCCGGCTGGATAACATCAGTACCGCAGAAATGCCGGTCACGGAGCTGCTCCACTGGGGAGAGCTCACCGCAAAACCCTTGGCGGAGCTGGCTTTTAGGGGCGAGGGTGAGTTTAAGCCCGGTGAACACTGTCGTTTTTGCAAAGTTCGTTTTACCTGCCGGGCCAGAGCGGAAGAACACCTAAAACTGGCCGGGCATGACTTCAAAAAACCGCCCCTTTTAACCGAGGAGGAGATCATTGAAATTTTGGCCATATCCGACGCCCTACAAAGCTGGGTCAGCGATGTCCAGGCTTACGCCTTAGACCAGGCCGTAAATCACAACAAGGATTGGCCGGGATACAAACTGATCGAGGGCCGAAGCTACCGCAGATATGAAAATGAGGCCCAAGCGGCGGAGGTCCTAATGGCGGCGGGCTTTGGTGCGGACAAGATCTATGCCAAAAAACTTTTAGGTATTACGGCTATGGAACGGCTGGTGGGCAAGGAGCAATTTAACGAACTGCTGGGGCCATATATCAAAAGGCCCCCGGGGAAACCCAAACTGGTAAGTGTGGATGATAAGCGGCCGGAGATTAAAAGCACGGCGGAGATTGATTTTAAGGAGGATTTATAAATGTCAACAAAAGTTATAACCGGCAAGGTGAGATTTTCCTACGCCAACGTGTGGGAGCCAAAATCGGTCAACGGGAGTGATCCCAAGTATTCCGTTAGTTTAATTATCCCTAAAAACGATACTAAAACCCTGGGAAAAATCAAATCGGCAATTGAAACCGCCAAGAAGGAGGGGCTGGCCAAACTGGGCGGTAAAATACCGGCTAATCTTAAAACCCCCTTACGGGATGGGGACAGCGACCGGCCGGATGACGAGGCCTATGCAGACAGTTATTTCATCAATGCCAACAGCTTCATTAAACCCGGCATTGTGGATAAAGACGTGCAGCCTATTTTAAACCAGACCGAATTTTACAGCGGTTGCTTTGGCCGGGCCAGCATTGTCTTTTTCGCCTATAACGTCAATGGCAATAAGGGCATAGCGGCGGGCCTGCAAAATCTGCAGAAGCTCGAAGATGGCGAACCCCTGGGCGGTGTTTCAAGACCCGAGGATGATTTTGAGGCTTGGGGCGATGACGGCGAGGACGATCTGCTGGGATGAGAATTTTAGCCCTGGACCTGGAAACCTATAGCGGCGTAGACCTCAAAAGATGCGGGGTCTACGCCTACACCGGGGCTGCCGACTTTGAAATTCTCCTTTTGGCTTATGCCTTTGAGGATGAACCGGTAAAAATTATTGACCTGGCCACGGGTGAGCAGTTACCAAAGGAACTGCGGGAGGCCCTAATGGATAAGGATGTAATCAAAACGGCTTTTAACGCTAATTTTGAAAGAACCTGTCTGGCAAGACATCTTAACGCCTCCATGCCCCCTGAACAGTGGCACTGCAGCCAGGCCCATGCCCTAACCCTGGGACTGCCGGCCAGTCTTGAAGGGGTTGCCAAGTGTCTTAGGCTACCGCAGCAAAAGATGCAGGAGGGAAAAGCCCTAATCCGCTATTTCACCATGCCTTGCAAGCCCACCAAGGCCAATGGCGGCCGCAGCCGGAACCTGCCGGAACACGATCCGGAGAAGTGGGCACGATTCAAAACCTATTGCCAACAGGATGTGACGGTGGAACGGGCCATTAGAAGAAAACTGGAACGCTACCCTTTGCCGGAGCAGGAACTAAGGCTTTGGTCTTTAGACCAGCACATCAACGATTATGGGGTGCGGGTGGATATGGGGTTAGTTAAAAACGCTATCAAATGCGATCTGTTGTACCAGCAAAAATTGATGAAGGAAGCCACCCTTTTAACCAGGCTGGAAAATCCGGGGAGCGTGGCCCAGCTAAAAGGGTGGCTACAGGATAAACATGACATCCGGGTCGAGAGCCTATCCAAAGCCAAGGTGGAGGAATTGCTAAAAGAAACAGATAGCCTTGAAGTTAAACGGGTTTTAGCGCTTAGGCAAGACATGTCCAAAACGTCAGTCAAAAAGTATGAGGCCATGGAGAGGGCGGTTTGTGGGGACGGCAGGGTTAGGGGGCTGCTTCGGTACTACGGGGCTTCCACCGGACGCTGGGCGGGAAGGCTGGTGCAAATCCACAATCTACCCCGCAATAACATGGCTGACCTGGCCTTGGCCCGTAAACTTCTTAAAGCCGGAGATTACGCAGCCTTGGAACTGCTATTTGATAGTGTGCCGGGCGTTTTATCCCAGCTAATAAGAACTGCCATTACCCCTTCCCCCGGGCACCGTTTTATTGTCTCTGATTTTTCATCGATTGAAGCCCGGATTATTGCCTGGCTGGCCGGGGAGCGGTGGGTAATAGACGCTTTCAAGGAACATGGCAAGATCTATGAAATGACGGCCAGCAAAATGTTTGGCATCCCCATGGAGCGGATTGTGCGGGGCAAGCCTGAGTATGGGTTTAGGCAGAAAGGTAAAATAGCCACTTTGGCCTGTGGCTTTCAAGGCAGTATTGGGGCTTTAAAGGCGATGGGAGCCCTGAATATGGGGTTAACCGAAGAAGAGCTACCGGCTATTGTAGCGGCGTGGCGTAAATCCAACCCGAGTATCGTGAGACTCTGGCAGGCGGTGGAAGATGCGGCTATAAAGGCGGTTGAGAGTAGGGACGCTGTGGAGATGCAGTTTGGCCTTAAATTTTACTACCAAAGCGGGGTGCTTTTTATCAGACTGCCCTCCGGCAGAAGCTTAGCCTATGTGCACCCCCGGATTGAACTAGATGAACGCTTTAACAAATACGGCTTAACCTACGAGGGTGTGGAGCTCGGCAAGTGGTGCCGGATAAGGACCTATGGGGGGAAGCTCACGGAAAATATTGTGCAAGCAATCGCCCGGGACTGTTTAGCGGAATCACTTTTAAAGCTGGATAAGGCCGGTTATAAAATCGCCTTCCATGTACATGACGAGGTGGTGCTAGATGTTCCCTGCGGTACCGGCTCACTGGAAGAAGTAGTGGAAATTATGGGCCGGGATATCGACTGGGCACCGGGGCTGCCGATGCGGGCGGAGGGCTTTGAAACCGATTACTATAAAAAAGATTAGGAGGATCGCATAGATGGGAAACATGAAAGTTTTTAATCATACGGAATTTGGCGAACTGGGTGTTTTGATTATGGGCGGTAAGGAGTATTTCCCGGCCAGTAAATGCGCCAGTGTCTTGGGATATACCAATCCTAGAGATGCCGTATCTCGCCATTGTCGTGGAGTCGTGAAACACGACATCATCGATAATCTTGCCCGGAAACAGGAAATGAACTTTATTCCCGAAGGGGATCTTTACCGACTAATTATCCGCTCCAATTTACCCAAAGCGGAGCAGTTTGAAAGATGGGTCTTTGACGAGGTGCTTCCATCCATTAGAAAGTACGGGCTTTATGCCACCGATACCCTTCTTGACGATATCATAAATAATCCCGATTTAGGCATCAGGCTTTTTACGGAATACAAAGAGGCCAAAGAAAGGGCTAAAAAACTGGCCCTGGAAAACGCCAAGCATAAACAGATTATCGGAGAGCTGCAACCCAAAGCCTCTTACTACGATCTGATTTTGCAAAACAAATCCTTAGTGCCCATCACTAAAATTGCCAAGGATTACGGTATGTCGGGACGGGCTATGAATAAGCTGCTTCACGAGCTGGGGGTACAGTACAAAATGGGCAACACCTGGCTTTTATATCAAGAATACGCCGACCAGGGCTATACCCAATCTAAGACCCATACCATCGATGCGGAAAAAAGCGTCATGCATACCTACTGGACGCAAAAGGGGCGCTTGTTTTTATACAACCTGTTGAAATATGAAAGGGGACTGCTACCAACGATTGAACAAAAAATCGCTTAAAGGAGGGGGAGAAAGCTATGGACAAGATCAATCCCGATCACTATAAAACAGGCGGCATTGAGACCATAGACTTTATCAAAGCCAAGCTTACCGGAGAGCAGTTTAAAGGTTATCTGGCGGGGAACGTCATTAAATACCTTTCCCGCTTCGAGCATAAGTCCGGGGAAGTGGATCTGCAAAAGGCCCGCTGGTATTTAAATCGGTTGCTGATAGATAAAAAAAATAGGCCAGTTATCTATGTCTGCTCCCCCTTCAGGGGCGAGGTGGAACAAAACATCAAAAGGGCCATCGGTTACTGTCGCTTTATTTACAGCCGGGGCGCTATCCCTCTAGCCCCCCATATAATCTTTACCACCTTTTTAGATGACGAAATAGCCGAGGAAAGAAAAGCCGGTATAAAGATGGGCTTGGAGCTGTTATCCAAATGTAATGAGTTGTGGGTCTTTGGGGACAAGTTGTCGGAAGGCATGGAGAGGGAAATGGCCGAGGCTGAAAAGTTGGGGCTTAGGGTCAGGCGCTTTGATACATGCTGCCGGCCCCGGGAGGTGCGAGCTGGTGATGCCTGAAACAATCCCGGTTATAAAACATGATGGGGTGCTTACCATCGCCACCGGCCGCAGCAGGAAGGAAACCGAGTGGAAAAACCGGGAGATGCTGTGGTCGGAACTGGCGGAGAGGCTGAGCAGGACCGTTCGCACTTCCGAAACCCAGGCGGAGTACAGGCAACTTCCCAAAACACAAAAAGATGAGATAAAGGATGTGGGCGGGTTTGTGGGAGGCACCTTAAAAGGGGGCCGCAGGAGGGCGGACAGCGTGGTTTGGCGGCAGGTTATTACGCTGGATGCGGACTACGCCAAGGGGGACATGTGGGCCGGGGTAGAGACCATGTTTGGCTGTGGGTGCGCCATGTATTCCACCCATAGCCATAGCCCGGAGAAACCAAGACTGCGGCTGGTGATCCCCCTGAAAAGGCCGGTATCGCCCGAGGAATATCAGGCTGTAGCAAGGCGTATCGCCGCCGATTTAGGCATCGACTTCTTTGACCAGAGCACCTTTGAGCCCCACCGGCTAATGTATTGGCCTTCCAGCCCCCAAGACGGCGAGTTTATCTTTAAGGTGTTAGACGCACCCTGGGCTAATCCCGATGAAATTTTGGCCCGCTATCCTGATTGGA